GCCCACGACAGACGCCATAGAAGAAGCTTCTGTTAAAGCAACTGGAGTACCGGCTTCAATCACGTATGTGTACTCTGCGTCTGTTGGGAATTTATCTTGTGAACCTGCCCAGTTGTAACCCGCAGGAGCCAATACATAACCCCAACGATACCAGATTTCAGTAGAGCCACCACCGTTGTAAGAACCTGCGGTACGTTGAATTTCAACAGAGTCAGGAACAGACAAGCCTTGCATAGCAACAGCACCTGGCAACACGATATAGCTGGTTTTTGTGCCGACGATGTCCACGCCTGCACCGCTGTTGATTTTAGCCAATTCAGCTGCGTTCAAGCTTTGGTTCGCACGAGTTTGGATCAATCTAAATTTACCATTGAAAATGGTTTCAAACTGAACATTACCTTCAGTGATCACGATGCTGTTCACCAAGTTAGCCGCACGCAAAGAAGCCAAAACTTCTGGTGAGCAAACTAAGTAAGCCCATTCTGGCTCGTAGTCTTTGAAAGCCATACCGAACGCTGTCAAGAAAGCAGTTGCGCGAGAAGAACCTTGTTCTGCAGCAGAAGCAGGGATCACGAATTTGTTGCTGCCTAAGTCAACATAGAAACCATAACGTTTGTCTTTTACGTCATTTTCAAATGTTTGACCGCCCAAACCTGGTTGGCCTGAGCCGCTTGCTGCACCGTTTAACGCTTCAGAGATTGCAACACCTTTCAACACAGACAAGATTGCATTGTGCTCGTCTTGTGCATGAGTTTCACCGAAGTCACGACCGATTTTTGCCAAGCCATCAACTTGTGTGATTACTTGCTGTAAATTAACTTTTTCTGCACCGTGTGTGCGGACAGTTTTAACATAGTTTAAGAAATCAGAAGTGTAGTTGGTTTTCTCACCGACACTTGCGTTTGTCAATGAAGCAACATTGATTTTAGGGTTTAAAGGTTTGTACCAACGAACTTGGCCGATAAAGGTTTCGGTTGAAGTGTCAATGTTTGGGTTTGAACCCACGATACCTGTGCCAGATAACTTACGTGCGTTTGTGTAAGCTTCATCTGAATAAGCACCCAAAGTGCTTTGTAAAACAAAATTAGTGGCACCTGCCACATTAGTTTGCGCTGTCATTTAAAAATCCTTAAATTTTATCTGCGAGGTAATTTACCTTCGCTGGCGAGTTTGAGTACTTCTTCTTGACTCATCTCGAATAGAGACTTGCTTGAAGAATTATTTGTGTTTGTCGAACTACTGCCTGTACTTCCAGATCCGTTTGAAACTTTAGCCTTGAATAGGAATGAATTATCTTCACTTTCAGAAAACGCCTTGATGAAGTCTTTTATTGAAACACCAGATTTATGAACCCAAATTCCGGATTCATTTTGCACCAATTGAGCAATAACTTCCTTACGAGCCATTTCCACAGCTTTTTCATTTCTGAATTGATAACCTGACAAAGCACTTTGAACATCCCGATCACGGGTGAGTTCCACATTGCGCTTTTCCAGAGCTTCTTTTTCAGCTTTGATTTCAGCCAGTTGTAATTCGTAAGCTTCTTTGTGTTTGCCTTCTTCTTGTAGACGCTGTAATTCAGCTTCTTTTTCTTTTTGCTTATAGGTTGCCAACTCTTTAAGAGTCTCATCTCTTGCACCGTAAGCCTTGTCAAGTTTTCCTTTGATGTCTTTCAAGCTTTCTTCCAATCTGGCTTGCACAGCTTTTTCAATCATTTCTTCCGTTGAAAGATCTTTAGCTTTATTTTCGTCATCAGTGTTTGGATCTGTATTTTCAGTGTTTGTAGTCATTATATTTACCTTGAGTACTACTCATTATAAGAAGAAATACAATCTCTTCTTTGAAATTTTTCTAAGTATAATTTTTTATTTAAGTACAACTTCTATTATACGGGTTAATTTAACGGGTTCTTTCAACCAACTCCGTACCATCCGTAATCATTTTTGAAATCTGAAGGGACTTCTTTCACGATATCTTCTTTCAAAAGAATGTCAGACTCTTTAAGAACTTTTCCTCCGACAACAGATCTGCCGGCAATCGGAATCAAACCAATGTCTATTGCTTCGTTCAGATATTGATCATAAAGCTCTTGAGGTAAACCTCTTGCCTTCATTTCATCCAAAGTGGACACTATGACATTTCTGTCCAGTGTTTTTGCATAGATTTTTCTCAAAGCATTTCTGGCATTCAACATATCAGCCGCATTTGCAAAGAAAGCGTCATGAATGGTACTCGTGGGAATGTTATTCTCCTTTCCCCATAAATGAAAGTTTTTAACAATTGTTGCGTCGTTAGAATGATTCCCGTTAACTGCAAAGGCAGTACGCGCTCTTGTCGAATCGGCAATGTCATTTATTTTGCCGTCCTTGTTCATCATCTCTTCCCACCAAGTCACTTCAGTCTTTTGAGGTACTTGAAGTATATTGGTGGTCCACTCACCTTGCTTGTTCTTGTAGAAAAGTCTTTCTTCAAACTGTTGTGTGAAATTCTGCTCAATCACTTTACCGTCAAAATTCACCCAAGGAACGTTTGTCCACGATTTGGGCATCTTATTGGCTGTCAAAAGTTCAGCCTCAAATACTTCCTGTTCTTCCAAAAACTTACCTTTCAATAAATTTGAAGCTGTCGGAAGTGCAGGTCTTATAAATGAAAGTTTGAAGTATTTGCCACCTGTGCGTCTCGCTTCTGGTGAGTCCACTCCATATAGGATGTCATGCAAATTGCTGTCAGGCTTGTAGAAACTTAAGCGTTTCAAAGCTTTTTCACTCAATGACTCTCCAGCTTTTAAACCAAGAATTCTACTGAGTGTGTCGGGAAGAACATAACCTTTGGACTTACTTCCAAATATTTGCTCTTTCACAATCGCAGTCCAATCAAAAGCCGCTGTGGATGGTTTTGCATTGTTCAGATAATCTTCCGCCAACCTTCCAAAAAACTTTGTGAAGTCTTTCAGGATAGGTACTTGTTCTCTTAGATGCTCACTCATTATCTTTGCAATATCCTTGAAATCGCCCGGAGTGACAATCCTTTCATAATTCAAAGAAAGTTTCTCTACAAGATCTTTTGTCTTAGGTTCCAAGAAATAAAGCTGATCTAAAATTTCATCACCTGGATCCAAACCTTTGTTAAAGATATCTTTGACATTCTCTCTGAGTGCTCTTAATTCATCTGCAGTCACTTGGTCAAACTTTTCATATCTTGCGATACGAGCTGAAATCTCATTGAGCACAGTTTCACGATCTGAAGCCTTAACAACGAGTGTATCTTTATCTTTACCGAGAACTTTGGAGAGTTTACCTTCTACATTCAATGTGCCGGTTCTTTCGCCAGCGCCGTAAAAAGTTCATTTCATATAGGAATAGCCACTATCACCGCGTTTTATGCGCTTGGTGATGGTCGAGTGATTAATGCCAAGCACTCTTCCAGCTTCTCTGGTAGATTCAAAATTACCGAAAGGTGTTATGACACCCTTTCTGAGATGATGTGCATTTCTACCATCTGCAACATCTCCAATTATTATTTCATCCTTCCAATAATAGCCTTTGTGTAAAGTGCTTCTACTGCCAGCTTTTTTTGATATTATTGCTTTACTAACTCCGTGTGCTTCTGCAGCAGCTGCAATAGTGGGAAATGACCCTAAAGGTGTTACGACACCTCTTGCAAGCAAGGAATTATCACCGCTCACAGCTTCTCTTGCCAACTGATACATCACAGGTGACAGTTTTATACCATCCCTGCTGCACATTGTTGCATAAGCTGTTTTTAAGCCTCGTTCTTCTGGAAACAATTTCATAAGCAACCAGTGCGCCAATAGGTGACATCTTGCGTTTAAATATATTAGGTTTTCATAAGTGTCCTTGCCACCTATGCATTTCGGAGTTATATGATGTCTCTCATAATAACCATTTATTGGCTTTGAAACACTGCCGTGTTTTTCTATCAGATTTATGTATTGTTTTTCGTAATTCATTTTTATATTCCTATTGTATATATTACTATATAGATCAGACTATCTTTTACGTAAGCATCTTTTAAGAATAATACGTCACCGCGCTTCGAGATTGGCATAATCTCTACAGACTTCATCAACTGTTCTAGTTGGTATGTCTTAGTCGTTGCACCTTCAAAAGAGTCCCCTCTTAAGCTTGGCTCAGGATTACCCTTTTTAAGGGCTTCCCTGAATTCACGGTGTTTATACAAGGCAACTTTCTACCATGTTTTGGGCTTTTGCAGCCTTTCTGAGGTCCTTCTCTGTAAGACCCAGTTTCTCATTGATCACTTTGAATCGCGGATCATTGAACGTTGCTGCTGCAATCTCATCATATAATCTTCGCTTTTGATTCGTCGGTACAACATTAGATAACTCAGCAAGCTGTTTGTTACGAGTGGTCAACGCAATAATCTGAGCACCAGATGAAGACGCGTCTTGCTCAAGTGCTAATGAGATTTTATAACTGCGTAACTTCTCCAAGTTACTTTCAGAGTATGGGTCTTGAATTTTCTTTGAAACAGGTTGCCTTTCCCATAACTGATAACTAACACCGTCTTTCGGTCTAATCCCAGTCTTTTTAAACCCAATCTTTTCAAAAAGTTTTTGAGAGGCAATATTTGAAGGATCTATGAATGCAAAACTTTTATAATCGCCTGTCATCTGGTTTATCGCAGCTTCTGCTAAACCCTTTCCTCTTGCAGCATCTTTTAAGTAAATTCCGCTGATTTTTTTCATATTGCCAAAAGTCTCGACAGAAATAATACCCTCATTGTCACCTATTACAAACAGGCTCTCTTTTCGTTCAGACAGATAGCCTTGCAAAAAAGGGTCTTTGTCTGCCATCTTTAACAAAGACTCTGGTATAGTAGCATTTAGTTTAACGGGGAAGTTTCCAGCACGCAAGTAGTTGTCAATCTTAGCTTGCTCTATTGCAAACCTGAAAAATTTGCCCAGTTCTTCGCCCTCGATCATGTGAGTTATGTCAGCCTCAAGAATTGCTCTGATGTCTGCGGGCTTCTTTGATAACATCAAATTACCGATTCTGACAATTTCTGGTCTCCACTTTTCGGCAACTTTTTGTCTTCCTGTGATTGTGAGTGAGTTGTATTTACCTTCAAACTCATCGCTGAGACCTCCTAAGAACGCACCTATTTG